CAGGTCTCCACGCCAGCAATATCACCGGTGAGCGCGGCGCCCACCAAGCGGACACCGTCATACATGCTCTCAAAGGCCAGTTGCGCGACGGTCGCTCCGGTGAGCACCTCATTGCCGAAGGTCTTCATGCCTTCGACCGCAATCACTAGGCCGCTCACCACGGCCTGGAGGGAGAATTTCAGGGCGTCGGCCGCGGAGGCCGCGCCGCCAGTATTCTTACTGGTATTGACCAGCACATCGGTCAGCGCGTTGAGGTTGGGCAGCACGGCCTTTTCCAGCGTGATCTCGAAGCCGAGGATGGCTCCGTGCAGGATGGTCAGATTCTGCTGGAAGTGCTCGGCAGCGTCGGCATCGTCCTTGCTGAAGATCAGACCGAGAGCCCGCGCGGTGTCGAACATCTTCTGCAGGCCGGCCGAGCCCTCATTCAGGATGGGGATCATCGTCGCGCCGGCCTTGCCGAACAGGTTCATGGCCTCGCCGGTCTTTTCCGCTCCGTCCTTCATGCTCGCAAAGCGGTCGGCGATGATCATCAGCGCGTCGTCGCTCATTTTGATCTTGGCGGGATCGATCCCCATTTGCTGCATGAGGTTGCCGGCAAGTCTGTCGCCCTGCTGCGCGAGCTGCAGCTTCTTGTCGAAGCGTTCCATGGCCAGCGCGGCCTGGTCGACTTCGAGCCCCAGCATCTTCGAGGCGAAGGCCAGGCCGCTCATGGTTTCGACGCTGGTGCCGGCGGACTCGGCCAGGTGCAGGATGTGCACTTCCATGTCCGTGGTCTTGTCCACCATCACGGCCATGGCCGCCCCGAAGGTCGAGAGCATCCCCAGCGCGGCCGTGCCCATCACGGAGAAGGAGCGCTGGATTTGCGTGGCGGTGTCGAAAGAGAGGTTCTTGACCTTCGTGAAATCGGTGACGATGGTGCCCGTCGAGGCCGACATTTTGATAATCAATTCGCCGATGGTGGCCATGGTCTACCTGTTCATTTTCCGGAAAGCGGCTCGTGGCGCGGGTGCACGATCCCGCCCATCTGCCGGGTGAGATCCTCGAGCAGGGCGCGCATCTGCTGCGGCGTCTGCCGCGGTTCTGCCGGGCGCTTCTCCCGCAGCCAGGGAAGGATGTCCTCCGGCTGCAGGATCTTGTCGTCCTTACCGCGGTGCAGGTTCGCCAGGGTGCAGACGATGAGCGCGGCGCGCCAGTCCTCGCGGTGCATGCGCGCGCGGTAGCACTCCTCGAGCGCCGCGAGCTCGCCCAGCGTCAGCCGGCCCACTTCCCCATCCGCGAGGCCTAGATCGAAGCGGGCATGGGCCCAGAGATTCAGCCGGCGCTTGCGGGACTCGCCGGCGCCGGGACGTTTGGGTCCGCGCTCTCCGTGACGTCCTGCGCCTCCCAGGCCTCCGTATACGCCTGGATGGCGGGGCCGAGATCCGCGGGATTGAGCATGGCGCCGACTTCGCGCACGGTGATCGCGGGATCCTCGTGGCGCAGGCCGGCCCAGATGATCGCGCGAATGCGTTTCAGCGACGGCTCGGCGGGAATGAACTTCTCTTCCCCGGTGGCCTCGTCCCGCACCCTTTTTCCGGTCAGCGCTTCCCAGCCTCCTGGAGTCAGCAGATTGAGGCCCAGCTCGTCGCCCAGGTCGGCGAGAGCGTTCACGTCGTAAAGCAGATAGCGCGGCCGGTCGCGCAGGATCGGCACTCGTTTGATTTCGGGCATCTTTGTCCTCGTTATGCGCGACCGCCATGCGGCCAGCGTTAGATTTAGAACAGAACCGGCTTGCCGGTAATCCGCAGCGTGCCTGTGAAGGTGACGCGGTCATCGAGCGGATAGGTCGGCTGGATCGATGAAACGAAAGCGTTGAACATCCAGATGCCGTTTCCCGCGGGGCCCGGCATATCGAGGCACCAGCAGGACAGCGTCCCATTCTCGAAATCCGTGCGGAGCGTGGCCTGGGAGTTCGTCGCTTCCTTCGGGATATAGTTCCCCTCGAACGTCACGTCGCCGCCCTCGCGCAGCCCGGCGATGAACTCCTTATAGGCGTTCGGCGAGCCCATGTTCGAGACTTCCTTCATGTCCGCCTTCATCCCCGGGCCGCCGGCCTTGAGCACTTCCACCAGGGGCACCATCAGCGCGATGCTGATGGCCGTGCCGTGGTTATTGTTGAAGATCGCGGTGAAGGTCGAGCCGGTCACGGCGCTGACCTGCACGATCTCCTTTACCGCGGGATTGGCCGTATCGATCGCTAGGACCGAGCCGACGACGATGCTGGTCATCGCCGCGGGCGTTACTACCTGGGGCGCGGCGTTCGCGGTGATGGCCAGCGCGATCGTGGTGAGGTTGGTCCCCTGGCGGCCGAGCAAACTGCCATAACCGAGAAGTGCTTGCGATGCGGGCATGATTCATTCTCCTCGCGCCGTGCGCGGCGCAATGTCTTCCTGCTGGAACTGGAGCAAACTTTCGGCGGCGCTTAGCTCAGCACCGGCTTGCCGGTGATGCGGATCGTGCCGGTGACGGTGATGCGGTCATCCAGCGGATAGGACGGGTTGATCGCAGTCACATAACCGCTGCAGGTCCACGTGCCTAGCGAGTTGGGCAGCACGATCGTCCAGGTGGAGAGCACGCCGCCCTCGAAGTCGGTGCGCAGCGTGACCTGGGTACTGCCGGAATCCTTGGGGATGTAGTTCCCCTCGAAGGTGATGTCGCCGCCCTCGCGCAGGCCGGCGAGGAACTCCTTGTAGCCCGAGGGCGATCCCATGTTGGTGGCTTCCTTCATATCCGCCTTCATGCCCGGTCCGCCGAGCTTGATGATTTCGAGGACCGTCACGCCGGCGCGCTGCAGAAGCGTTCCGTAACCGAGTTGTGCTTGCGATGCGGGCATGCTGTTGCTCCTTTTCCGCCTTCGCGCTCTGCGCTACGGCGGACTTGTCTATCTGCGCCCCATGGCGCGCAGATGAAGTTCTAGGCTTCGCGGTGCCAGATCCGAAACTCCAGATCCGTGTCGAAGATCAGCGATTCGGCGGCGTAGGTGTCGCCCTCGTGCTCGAGGAACACGCCGAGGATCGTGGTCGCACCCATGGCTCCCGCAAATCCTTCGAGCGCCTGGCGGACTTTTTCCGAAAGCTGCTTCGAGGTCTTGTAATCCGCCGCGCTGCAGGTAAGGTGAAAAAGATCATTCGTGAGCTGCGTCCTGTTGTCCATGGTGGCCGGACGCTTGCCGCTGAATTGGCGATAGACCACTGCTGGAAGCGTGGCATTCTGCGGCAGGTTCTGCGGGTAGACGCGCCCCGCGGCGAGGGATGTGATCCCCGCATCTGCCTTCAGAAACGCCGTGAAGTCTTCGACCATCATTGCCGGTGGAGCTCCCGCGCCGCGGCTTCCAGGCCCGAACTGAGCCGCGTCTCGAAGACCACGATGGCCCGGTATTTCTCATCATCGAAGGCGCCCTGCATCCACGGCCGCCCCTCGATCTTTTCCCTTCCCCCCGCCGGGGTCCATCCGAATTCCAGAATGCGGCCATAGAAAGCGTCATGCAGCAGGCCGATCTTCCCGCGGATCCAGGAGCCCGCCACGGAAGTCGAGCTCATTTCGATCGTTTTCAGGATGCTGTCCTGGAGGTGTCTCTTTTTCCACGCGGGCCGATGGCGGTCGCTGGCGTCATAGGGCGCGACCTCGATGGCGCGCTGCCGCACCAGCTCCGTGGCTTCCTCCACCGCCTGGCGCAGCGCGCCCCCGGCCAGCTTCTTCGGCAGCGCATCCAGCGCCGCTTCCAGCTCGGCCAGGCCCTGCACCTGCGTCGTGACCGATGCCCGGCCCGTCCACTGGCTGCCGGTGAGCTGGCGCTCGAGTGCGGGATCGATCCCGATAGCGGCGAGTAAATCGCTCATGCTCTTTCCTGCGCGATCAGCTCCATCTCGATATTGCGTTCGTCGCGGTTGCTGACGTCCCGGATCTCGAAGATCCGCGTGCCGAAGAGCACCCGGTCTTTCGGGCGCAGCCCGGGGTAATACCGCAGCAGGATCCGCGTGTCCCCCAAAGCGGTCAGCTGATTGTTCTGGAACAATTCGCGGCCGGTGAAGGGCTGAATGGCCGCCCATACCGTGGCCAGATTCGACCAGGTCTGCGTTTCGGCCCCGGTCGAATCCGTGGCGCCCGTCTGCCGCTGGAGCGTCACAAGGTGCCGCAATTTTCCGATTCCGATTTTCATGCTTTAGTCGGTCCGGACGCGGACGACCGCCGGCAGTTCCCAATGCCCCACGAAGCCGCCCGGAGCCGTCAGATCGATCACCATCGTATAGTCGCCGCGTGGCGGCGCGGTGAAGGCGCTGGTGATCAGAAACCGATAGTTGCCGTTCGAGGCGGCGACATAGGCCGCCGCCGCCGTAGTCGCCCCCGCCGGACCGATCACGCATGCCGTGCCCGTCGCATCCTTCACCTGGAGAGTGCCCGTGGCATTGTTGATATAGCCCGGGGTCGGGTTTAGAGTGACGCCGTCTGCGAGAAATTTCGTCGCGCCATCGAGCAGCCCGTCGAGCTCGAAATATTGGTTATTCGCCTGCGTGAGCGTCTGCGTCATTTAGAAGCCACCGAGGACCTGAAAACTTCCCGCGATCATGCTGGGATAGGA